CTCTGTTCGGGTTGCGGTGCGCTAACCCTATGTCTTGCCGCGCCGCGTGTCAATCATAAAATAAATGCGCGTATCTTTTTTTTATGATTGACAAGCCCCGCGCCGTGCGGTTAGGGTTTCGGCCATGACAGTCTCAGACCTTATTGAGCAGGCGGGTGGCACGCGAAAACTGGCGGAAACGCTAGGCTGTCGCCCAAACGCCGTTTGCAATTGGCGCTATCAAGGCGTTCCTTATAAGCATCACGCAAGGCTGCGCGCCATGCTGCGCCGCCGCATTGATCGCCAGGCGCTTGCCGATGCCCTGGAATGGAGGCCGGCAAAATGAGAGGTCCTTCACCCTGGACGACCAAGCGCGACGCGCAGCTTACCGCCGATTGGGCGGCAGGCTTCACAACCGCCGAGATCGGCGCGCGCATGGGTATCAGCAAGAATAGCGTGATAGGCCGCGCGCATCAGTTGATGCTGGCGTCGCGCGCTGACGCTCCTCGCGCGCACCCTTGGACTGAGGCTGATAATGCGACGTTGCGCCAACTTTACGGCGGGTTTATGACTGCCGCCGAGATCGCCGCCCGCATGGGCCGCAGCGTCTGGCAAATATCATACCGCGCGAAGTTCCTTGGCCTTGTGGCCGGGCGCCGCGCGAAACAGACAGGGGCGGGTGCGGCGTTCACGCGCTCCTCGGCGGGTCGGGATGCTTTTTCTTTCCCTGGGCAATCCCGGCCCGTCACCTTCTCCGGCGTTACTTCCTCCGCCGTTGAGCGCCGGGCTTCCTCCCTCTTGGTTGAAAACTTGCCCGGCGCGGTTGCTGAAACGCCGCCGCGCCGGGTCTTTTCACATAAGCAGTGCCAATACATCAGCGGAAAGGACCGGCGCGATTATCGCTTCTGCGAGGCGCCCGTTGTGGAGAACGCTATGGGCAGGCCATCGGCATTCTGCGCCACGCATTTTGACTTGTGCCTTGTGTCGCCAAAGAAGGCGCTTGAAGAACGCAAGGCGCAGCGCTTGGCGGACATTGAAGCAGCGCGCGTGCGGTGGAACCCGCCGAGCGCTTGGAGGTAAGAACAAGCAAAACAAAATGGAGGATGCAACATGCCGTTAGATACGGCCTATGCTGAGTTTCTGGCAAGCAAGCGGCCTGCCGCCAATGCAGTCGGCCTCGATAAAGTGCTTGACTTGCACCGCGACCTTATGCCGCACCAGCGCGATTGCGTCGCGTTTGGATTGCGCCAAGGGCGCTTTGGCTTGTTCCTTGATACCGGCCTTGGCAAGACATTCTCGCAGCTTGAATGGGCAAGCCATGCGCTTGAAGCAAGCAATGGCAAGGCCCTGATCCTGGCGCCTTTGGCCGTGGCGGCGCAGATCGTGCGCGAAGGCAAGGCGCGCGGCTATGAGGTTCAGCAAATCCGCGATCAAGCCGATGCCCGCGAAGGCATCAATGTTTGCAACTATGACCGGCTTGACCGGCTGGACTTTGACGCTTTCGGCGCGGTTTCGCTGGATGAAAGCAGCATCCTGAAAAGCTTTACCGGCAAGACAACGCGCGCCTTGATTGATGCTTTCAAGGATCATCGCTTCCGTTGCGCCGCGACTGCAACGCCGGCGCCGAATGATCACATGGAATTAGGGCAACATGCTGAGTTTCTTGGCGTGATGCCTTCAAATGAAATGCTCATGCGCTGGTTCATCGCAGATCAGACAGAGATGGGCCGCTATCGCTTGAAGGGCCACGCCGAGGCTTCTTTTTGGGATTGGATGGCGTCGTGGTGCCGAATGGCGGAAACGCCGGCAGATTTTGGCTACGACGCCAGCGCTTACAATCTGCCGCCGTTGAACGTGCATCGCCATAGAGCGGCTGGCGACATTCGCGCGCCGGCTGGGCTTTTGTTTGCTGGCGATCTTAGCGCGACCACGCTGCACGAAACTAAGCGCCAGACTGCCAACGCCCGCGCAAAGGCGATTGCTGCGCTGATGCCGCAAGGTGAAGCGTGCGTAGTGTGGTGCGATACAGACTATGAAGCCGATGCCATCCGGGCGGAAATTCCAGAAATCAAGGAGGTGCGCGGGTCGCATCCGATTGAGCGCAAAGAGGCGACGCTTGAGGCCTTTGCATCCGGCCAGGTCAAATGGCTTTTGACCAAGCCGAGCGTGGCAGGGTTTGGCATGAATTGGCAGCATTGCGCCACGATGATCTTTGCCGGGCGGTCATTCAGCTATGAGGCTTGGTATCAAGCCGTGCGCCGTTGCTGGCGCTTTGGACAGAAGCGCGCGGTGGAATGTCACCTGATCGTGGCTGAGGGCGAAGATCAGATTGGACGCGTGATTGACCGGAAGAGCGGCGATCATAAGAAAATGAAACAGGCAATGTCAGCCGCCATGCGCCGCGCAATGGCGCAGGATGCTGGCGTGCGGGTTCCTTATCAACCAATGCACAAGGGGAAGTTTGCATCATGGATTTCGTGAGTTTGGACAGCAAGCGTGGCGACACATGGCAAGCCATTCATGGCGACTGTGTGGACCTTGTGAGGCAGGTGCCGGATAATTCCATCGGCTTCAGCGTGTATTCGCCGCCGTTCTCTGGGCTTTACATCTACAACGACAGCGAATCGGATATGGGTAACTGCGCCAATGACGCAGAGTTCGCGCTTCAATATCGGTTTTTGGTGCGGGAATTATTCCGCGTCACCAAGCCTGGCCGATTGGTGGCGGTGCATTGCAAGGACTTGGTTTATTACCGCACGCAAACCGGCCATGACGCGGGCTTGCGCGATTTCCCTGGTTTGCTTGTCAAAGAGCATACTGACGCGGGGTTTTCTTTTCATTCGCGCGTCACGATTTGGCGCTGCCCGGTGCGGGAAATGACAAAGACGAAGGCGCACGGTCTGCTTTACAAACAGATCCGAGGCGATAGCACTTTCAGCCGGCAGGGCCTTCCTGAGTATCTGATGGTGTTTCGGAAATGGGCGCGCGAAGGTGAAGAGGTTTCACCGGTTACGCATACTCATGAGAGTTTTCCGCTTGACCAATGGCAGGAATGGGCATCGCCGGTGTGGATGCACACACGCGAGACTGACGTTCTAAATGCCACGCGCGACCCGAAAGACGAAAAGCATATTTGCCCTATGCCGCTGGATTTGACCACGCGGGCCATCACGCTTTGGAGCAATCCGGGCGATACGGTCCTAAGCCCGTTCATGGGCATCGGCAGCGAGGGCTTTTGCGCCATGAAGCTAAAGCGTAAGTTTCTGGGCATCGAATTGAAAGATAGCTATTTCCGCCAAGCCTGCCGCAACATAGACGCGGCTGAAAAATCGGCAGAGAGCCTTTTTGACTACGAGGCCGCATGATGCTTGTGATCCTGACCTTCCTAATCTGCGCCTCAGACGGTACCGGTTGCGAGCCGGGCTATCAGGCGCATCGTGATTGCAGAACAGCGCAAGCGTATGTCCGGGCGCGGCTGCATCCGTCGCTGATGATTAAGGATATTGTTTGCACCGTGGAGGAGAAGAAATGAACGGTTTGCATGATGATTTCCCGCAATGCGCTCAAGCGCGTGAAGAAGCGATGCTTGCCGAAGAGGCGAAAGCCCGCGATGAATTGCGTGATCGTTTCGCCATTGCTGCAATGACAGCGATATTGATGCGTGAGGACGCGGGCGGTCGTGAAGTTGCGCGCTGGGCATATCAATACGCTAAATGTATGATGGAGGAGCGCGGCCAATGACCACAGACGAATACCGCGCGCTTGTGGAAGCCGGGCCTGCCGTGGTTATGGTGGCGAAAGAGGATATGCTGCGATTGCTTGAGCGCCTGATGATTGCCGAGCAAGAGCTTACGGAGGCGGCGCGGCGCCTTGATGTGGCGCTTGGCCAATGACCCGCGCCGCGCCAGAGCGTGCCATTCAGATCGCCATTAAGCGCCGCTTGGCCCTGTCTGGCGTGGTGTGCCACCATTCGCCCAATGCTGGCAAGCGCAGCGCCATCACGGGCGCGCGGCTAAAGCAGGAAGGCATGATCACCGGCTGGCCAGACCTGACGCTGGTTGGGCCGGACAAGCGCATCGCGTTCCTCGAAGTGAAGGCCGAGAAAGGCCGCACTAGCGCCGCGCAAGATGACTGCCTTGAGATGCTGCGCCGCATGGGGCACGACGTCGCGGTTGTGCGGTCGCAGGATGACGCGGTGCTGATGTTGCAGGAATGGGGATGGCCGGTGAGATGAATGATGAACCCGTCCCATCCACGTTAGAAGAGCGCCTTGCCTTTGATGAGCGCTTTGCCCGCAACCTTGCCGAGCGCGTGCCGGACCCGGTAGAGGACGCCGAGCGAGAGGCGCATTTTGAGACATGGAAGCAGGGCAAACCATGAAGCGCCGGTCAATATATGATGCGCTTCCAGCGCCATCGGCGGCAGAAATAGCCAATGAATACGCGCGCATGTCACGCGATAGCCTAGCGATGGCTTTAGCGGCAATGGGATACAAGCGCGCCATATTCCAGGCGCCGCGGATTGGAACGCCGCTTTGGTATGAATATGCCATACTGCGGGAGAGCTTAGACACGCGCGCAGATCGCGCGGATTGGCCGGTGCTTCTATTGTGCCGGCATCGCAAAGCGCCCGCCGTTTGGTTTTGCACAGTCTCATGCGATTGGAAAACGGACGGCGCCAAAGGGCGCGGCATTATTAGTTTAGCAAGTTTTACATGGGAGACGAGCGAGCATGAAGCCGCCCGCCGCATTCTTGAAGCAGTCGAACCGGACGCCAGACGCGTCAGATTATGACCCAGATGACTGGAACCGCGCCCTTACAGGATCGGCACGCCAGCAACGCGCCGTGGCCAAGTCAGCCCGGTCAGAAGCCGGCATCATGTCTTTTTCGGAAGAACAAGCCGCCCTTGCTTTTGCTGCAAAGCAGGAAGGCAAAATGGCTTGGGATCATACCGCAAACCAATGGTTTCTGTTCAGCAAGGGCAAGTGGACGGTTGACGGGATAGGCGAGGCCAATGACCGCGCCCGGCAATTCTTGCGCGACCTACAAGCCACGCCTGGCATATCCGAGGGCGAGCGCAAGGCCATGGGCAAGCTGGCCTTTACGCGCAATGTGCTAGAGTTTGCCAAGTCAGACACGCGCATCGCCGTGCATCAAGCGGTTTGGGATGCTGACCCTTGGCTTTTAGGCGTACCCGGTGGCGTGGTGGACCTGAAAACAGGCAAGAAACGCGATGCCAAGCCCGGCGAATACATCAGCCGAAACACGCTCATAGCGCCTGCCGCGCCTTTATCCGATCCGGTCCTATGGCGCAGCTTCCTAATCGAAGCGACTGCCAATGATCCTGAAACAATCGCCTTTCTACAGCGCCTTTGCGGATATTTTTTGACCGGCGACGTAACAGAGGAAATGCTTGCCTTCCTGTATGGCAGCGGCGGCAACGGCAAGGGCGTGTTTGTCACCACAGTCACCACGATCCTAGGCGGTTATGCCGTGGCGGCGCCTATGGGAGCATTCACGGCAGATAGCCGCATGAACGTGGAGTATTACCGCGCCCGCATGGCCGGAAGTCGCCTTGTCACCGCGTCAGAGACAGAAGCAGGCCACGCCTGGGCCGAAAGCCAGATTAAGGAATTGACCGGCAACGAAGCGCCAGTGTCCGCGCGCCAGCCATTCGGGCGCCCGTTTGAATACTGGCCACAATACAAGCTGATGTTTGTCGGGAACCATGCGCCGCGCCTCAAGGGCCGCAGCAAGGCCATGGAGCGCCGATTGCGCATTGTCCCGTTTGACAATGAGCCGGCGCAGCCTGACCACACTCTGAAGACCCGGCTAGAGGCAGAATACCCGGCCATCCTGCAATGGATGATCGAGGGCTGCCTTGCGTGGCAGCAGCAGCGCCTCGGCACCGCGCCGGCAATCGCGGCAAAAACAGCAGAATATTTTGACCTTCAAGACGCTTTTGGCCGGTGGATTGCGGAGCGTTGCACCCTTGACGCAACTTTCAGCGCGCGGCCTGGCGCCCTTTACGCTGATTTCCGAAATTGGACCAAAGCGAACGGGGAACACGCCCCAAGCAATCAAGAATTTGCCGAAAATATCAATCGCCGCAAGGGTTTATTCCGTCGCCGCGTGCGGGGGCAGGATTGGGTAGGCGGCATCAAACTGAAGGAGATGGAAGATGATTTCTGAATCTCAGCTTGATCTGTTTGACCCCAAAGGGGGGCGGAGGGGGCGATGCGATGGGGAGTTTTCCCAACCTTTTCTAAATACAGGCGCGCGCGCATATGCGCAGGTGGGAAGGTTTGAAAAAGTCCCTCCTCGCATCGCCCCCTCCGCCCCCACCGCCCCCTGCGAGCCAATTGACCCCGCCCGCAATTACCCGACCCCGGCCAGCATCAAGGCAGCGTTCGACCGGTGGGACGCAGAACATGCGGCATGGGTCGCAGCTGGGATGAATGGCGATTACCCGCACCCGCCGGCAGGCCTGACGAGCGCGATTGCATCACGGCTGATCCCGCGCCGGGCACCCCATCACGGCAAGCGGTGGCGCTGATGGACCTAACCCCCGCCCAGGTGGCGCGCGCCCATGCTGATGATGCGCTTGCGGAGGAGTGCCTGCGCCGCGCCAGAGCCGCCCAGGACGGCTTGCAGCACCCAAGCCTTGACCAGGAGGGCCGGGAATACCTGGAAGGGCTTGTAGCGCGGTTTAATGCCCTTGCGGCGCGGTTGAAAGGAAGCTAAACATGAATGGAGCTATCGCCATGTCAAAGCCGAAACCCGCGCGCGCGCGCGGACGCCCTGAGA